GTGCGATTGCCTTTTTATCAGGACCGGAGATCGTTGACGTGGCGTCCAACGTCTCAACGCACAGCCGCAGCAAAGCGACTAGCAGAGAACCGAACTCGCTCCACGTCAGACCGTCACGGGCCTTGACTTTTGCGGTGGTCAGGAACGCGCTCACCTTGTGCTCGATGTCGAGGAAAGGGTGTGCGGCAGCAAGTGGGGCGTCAGTGACCATGCCGCCAGACTAGGGCGGCTGGGGGGCGTTTTAGACCGGCTCTGCCGACTCACATTCCGCGAGACACGCTGCGTATCCGGCCAGATCAATCGGCCCGTCTGCCGTCTTGTTTGGGCCAAGGAATCTGGCAACCTTGTCGAACGTCATGAAGATCGCCCAATCCGATTCTGTCAGCGGACGCTTCAGCACGTCAGCAAAGGCGGCGTTGATCATGCCGACAGTCCGCCGGAAGTGATGCCGTGGCCCTCCGTACTTCGGGCGACGATCACGCACGACGTCGATGGCATCCATCAGCAACTTCTCGGCAGGACTGACGTCGTCGTGATCCTTGGCAAGGATGCTGTCACCCGTCCAACGAATGTCGTCCGGTGCCGCTTCCATCTCACGCTGACCTTGCAGAATCCAATCAGCAGGAATCTCCTGCGTCTGCTCGGCACGCTCTGCGGCGTACTTATCGGCGCTGGCCTGCGTGATTTCCTTCCACCGCTCTGGTGCGTCGTCTGCCGGCTGGCACTTGCCGCCGTCGCAGCATCCGCCTGCCAGACGGTTTTCAACAGCCGCCCGCAGCTGTGCGTTTGTGTCTTCAATGCTTGTGATGTGTCCCTGCATCTTTTTCCTTTCGATTATGAGCCGAGCGGTGTCCGCAGCCAGTGCCCCTGCTGTGCCCGTCCACTGTCCCTGAAAGCGATACGCTCGCTGGCGTGCCTCGGCGATGTACTCGTCAGATAATTCGTAATCCATGTGTCAACGCTTTGACCGTAAGTCGCGGTCGCAGAACAACGGATACGCTCGAGTAACCTCACGCCGTCCGTGGTCAATGATTGCCATCCCCTGACAAGGACGCTCTGGAGAAGCGACGCGCTCGGCGTATGGGCTGTGGCCTATTACGCTTCCATTCGCCACATAACGGGCACCACGGAGCCAGCCCCAAGAGTGGTAGTGACCAAAGATGGTCAAGTCAGCACGGCGGCCAGCGTCCCACCGTGCAATCGCCTTGCTCGCAGGCAAGGCTAGGCCAAACACGCCCGAATTGTATTTGATGCTGTGCCCATGCGTCGTGCGAACAAGGAACCCGTCAAGATCCACGTACCCGAGGTGTCCGGCGGCAATCTGCCACTTGACGTTCTTGTTCTTTTCCTCGCGGGCCAGAGTGAAATACATCATCTGCTCCCACGAATGATCTAGCTCTGTGGCGATTCTGTTTTTCTCTGTGCTCCTGCCGTGGTTTCCTGCGTTTGTGCAGACGATGACAGACTCCGCACTATCAGCCACGGCGTCAATGAAAGCACGCAGCCTTTCAGCAATCCACCTTGTGGCGTTCATGGGCGACAACTGTGCCACTTCCATGCAGTCTGGGTGAATATGCCCAGTGATGAAATCGCCTCCGAGCCAAACAAGAACGCGGCGGATGTTCGCTTGATTCCGCTCGTGCTCTAGGCACGCAAGGAACCGCTCTTGAAGTTCGTTCATGCGAAGTTGACATACGTCAAGCGAGTAGTCATTTTCGCCATTCACAGTCTCGGGCAGGATGCGCTCTTCGCAATGGACGTCCGACAGCATCAGCACAGCAGTCGCGTCGTGCTTCTTTGCCTTGACAGGCTTGGTCAATGGCTTGGCAACAGGCTTGATGCCAGACAGGCTCACCAGTGCGTCACCACGCTCACGCTCACGGTCGATCTGAGCCAGGGCAGCCTTGTACCGATTTCGGTACGTTGCCAACTCTGACCGCAGCCGTGCCAGTTCAGCGTCAGCAGCAAGCTGCTGCGAGTGGCTTACGTCCTCGGCTACTTGCTCTTTCAGACTGCGTCGAGCCATGCGATCACTCCTTGTTCGCCAACGTCGGAGATGCCACGAGAACGCATATTGGCGGCGATTGCCCGTGCAAGTGTTTTCCTGCGTGTGCCAAGTTCGCCGGCCTGCCACGCCGCTTTGATTGCAGCAAGCTCGGCCTGGTGCTCAGGCGCAACCTTCTCGTGCCAGCGTTTGCTGCCGTGGCGCACGCTCGCCATCGCTTCACGAACGTCGTCTAGCAGACCGCCGCTTCGGTTTTTCGTCTTCACGCTTGGACTCCTTTCCCTCAAGGTGTATCCACCCGTCATCGTCAGGGATGCCGCCGCCTGCCACGTCGTCCTCTTCCTCGTCCGAGTCAAACGGCGAGATGTCGGCAGGGGGCTGCGGTTTAGGCTGCGGCTTAGATGGCTGACGTCCCATGCCTGTAGCGTGGCAGGCTTGTCAAGCGTTACGTCACGGTCGCCGAGCAGATCGTCGGATTGACGTACGTGTTGTTATTTGGGCTAACAGCCGGCGGAAGAGTCAAATATCCCTGCGCAAGAACTGAGGGATAATACGTGCCATTTGAGTCAGGGTCGCCAAGATTGAAAAACGTGACGAGATACCTGGAAGGGTCGTCTGCGTCGTTGTACGACTTGGACTGTGCCCCATAAGGCAATGCAAAAAACGCCTTTGTCCCGTCTTGCGACACAGGAATGGTCTGCGGACCAACCGCTGTCAGGTAGATGTCAGTCTTGTCAACATTCCAGCCTGGAATGCGAGTCTGCACATACCTGCGACGACGCATCTGCGAGCCAGCGTCATAAAAAACAAAAGCCACAGACTCGCCGGCATCGTTGTAGAGATTGCCCACCGTTGGCTTCTCGTACGAAACTGCATCCAAGTAGACAGGCACCGCCGTCACGTACGGACCCTTGAGCGCGGACGAGCCGCTGCACAGTTCAACAGCGACCGAGACGTGCTTGAACTCGGTCAGCGTGATGTCTAGGGAGTATGGCATGGCGGCTAGTCTGACACGCTGCCAGACGCAGCCGAATCGGGTGTGACTTTGCCCCACTTTCCTGCTGGGCACGCTTGGTCTGCCCAAGAAAGTTTGCTGACGTAGCCAGCGGCTCGAGACACCGGGCATCCGCACAAGTTGCAGGCGTCGTTCACCAAGTGCTCGCACGTCAGGCAGATGTCATGACGGCGGATGATCTCTGTGTCGGAAGCCATCGGCATCCCGGCGGCGACGTGCGATACGGCGGCGCTGGCGAAGTTCTTCACCTTGGTGAGGAAGCCGGGTGCGTCGGTGCGGGCTAGGCTTGGAACGGCTGGCGGCTCTTGTAGCCGCGACACGCGCGGATAGGCTTCATGCTCAACGTCAATCGTCCACTCGTCGCCGTCCTGCGAGACCACGCACGGCAGCACCTCGTCAAGCGTGTAGCCACGCTCGGTGCAACGAGCCTCAAGGTGGGATCGGTGGCAGGAGATCATGGGAGTGGGTTGCACGGACTCTGAGTGCACGTCGTCCCCACGCCCTTGAACGCCTGCCCCTCCCCTTGGCACTGACACGCTGGCTTTACGCTGCACTCAGTGCCTTCGCAGCAAGCGCCTTCTTTGCAGGCGTTGAGGCAGTCGGCTTCGCTTGTGTACGGACCCGAGTTGCGAGGCCCAGCGACTGCAACGCTGCCAGGAGCGTTGCCGCTTGTGAATTGAAAGCAAGGCATGTTATTGGCAGGCAGAGTGAACAAGTTGCGGCGATATGACAACAGGAGCAGAAGTTGGCAGAATGCTAATAGCAAAGTCAATTATCTCTTGGTCAAACATGCCAACAAGATATGTGCCAGTGTACACATTCACAACTGAATCAGTCACAACTGCATTAGCAACTCCAGCAAGAGTTGTGCCGTCAAACCTAATAGGCCACGAGTCAGCGTCACCAGGACGCACCGTCAAGCTACCTGCCTTCACAGATTTGAACACATAGTCGCTGAAGTCAATGTTTGAGCTGGAGTTGATGTAGCTAGACTCCACACGCAAATTGGATATTATGTCAACGCTGACTTGGGTTGACACAAAACGGCCGCCAACATTGCACTCCTGCGATGATCTAATTGTCACTGTCAAGTCTAGCGTTGATTGAAATACACTACCATCACCTACGCGAACAGGCACGCCATACACATTTATGTAATTACCGAAGTTCTGTCGGACATCATAAAATTGCTTGCGAACGTACCGACTGACACTTGGATTGCCATTTCGCCCAGTCACCCACGCTTGGCACAATGGCTGAGTTGATTTTTGATAAAACCGTTCGCTTTGTATAGCAAAGCACCCTGCAACCTCAGAGTAATCCTGATAGGGTGCAAAAGTCGAAACACCGTTTATTGAGACAGTTCCGAAAGCTGCGTAGTCAAATCCTGACAACGGATCGTACTTAAATCCTTCAACGCATCCATAGCAATACCACCCACCACAGCAATCGCAGCTATTTGCGAGCTTGCCTTCCTTGATGATGATTGCGTTGTCTTTGGTGGCGAGTGGCATCAGCAACTCTGTAGCGGTATGTCAATGTATGAATTGCCGAACCCTGGGCCTATGACATTTACCTGCGCTGTAGCAAATCGCAGATTAGTGCCCACAATCGCCACCGAAGAAATGACGGTAATTTTGGTCGGAACCGCAACTAGCACCCATTCACCGTCTTTCACTGCAATGACGCACGGCGTAGCGGCTCCATCAAACGACGCAGCATCAAATTGTTTTAGGTTGTTTTTTGCAGTGTAGTACGTGCCAGTGACGTCATCGGCGACAGTCTTTGTAGCCCCAACACTCCAGTTGCCTGCAAACGTGCCGTGAACGATTCCGCCGCCCATCCGAATCAGCGCCCACTCGGAATCCTTCCACAGCACGTGAGCGCCAGACGCCTTGCCGATGTCGCCAGCCTTTAGCTGAACCACGCCACTAACAGCCACGCGCCCAATTTTCCCGCTCTCAATCGGCTCCACTGCCACGCACCAGGCCGTCGTCTTCTCGTCAGGCGCAGCACCCTTTAGCAGTGGCATTTCCTCAAATGACGCCGTAGCGCCGCCTGACTCGCTAGTCGGCTTGATCTCCATGCCAGTGATTGCCAGCACTCCCCACCGTGCCACAGTCGTAGACGCCTTGCAGTAGCACCACGTATACGGCTTAAGCACGGGCGAGCCGGGAGATCCTTCCGTGCCGGCGTGTGCCCCAAGCACCAAGTCAGCTGCATCCTGCGCCCGATTCCAAGCACGGGCGCTGATCGCCCCACGCAGCGGCTGGCCCGCCTCAATGCGTCCATCTGGGCGTGGCATTAGGTGGTTCCTATGCCAAGAGACGAGAAGTTGCCTTCCCTGTAAACCTTGTTGACGTATACGGCTTTTGGCTTTTTGATCAGCACGTTTTGGCTTTCCGACTCCTCGTACCGCACCCAGAGGTATTCGTGGCCTTTTTTGGCAACGCCTGTGATGTCGCCAACCGTCTCGCCGGTCACGTTCTTTGACGCCACGAACCGGAACGAAAGAGACCACGGACCTCTGCCTTTCTCATCATCCCATTCCTGTGACCCGCTGCACCCTAGGAAAAGCACTTCGCCAGCCTCAAAGCCTCGAAACGAAGCGTTGTTAGTCGTGCCTGTGACGCCAGATACGCCACGAATCCACTCGCTCGTCACGTACACGTTTGGCACATCGTACGTTTCCTGCCATTGCAGCTGCGGCACTACGATGTCAACGCCGTTCACGCCGTTGGAGTCAACGCCAATTGCCTTTTTCTGATCAGGCGCGTTGGCGCCAAACCTTGTTTCGCTGTATGCCTGCGTGATGTGCTGCGTGCCACCTGTCGTGTCAAACGACCTTGCACGCTTCAGTGGTGCAGCGCCGTCCTCGGCACCGTCCTTGCTGTAGTTGATCGTGACTTGCCAAGCGTTGTCGCCGAGAAACGAGACAGAGTATGACTCCGCTCGCAGCTTCATATTTGGCAGGCCTGGATACTGCCAATACGCACCGTTCTGGCTGACCTGCGTGTTGATTTCCGTATGCAGAGCAGTGTCGTCAGAAGTGCCAAACACCTTGTACGACTTCACGTACGACGACGTCGCCTTCCGGCCTTTGCGAACGATTGTCGCCTGCCTCGAGTCGCCGTCTTCTACCCATACGAGAGGCATTACGCTGCCACCTTTCCGCCGTCGTCAATCTTTCGAGTGTTCTTAGCCGTTTCCTCGGCAGCCTTTGCCGTGCGTTCTGCGAGCGAGGAGCCACCAAATGAGCCGGCCAGATTAAATGACGAGAACGTGCCGGCGACTGATCCCATGCTTGTCGTATCAGTGCCTTTCTTCAGAGCGTCTGCTGTCGCAATGCCGTTTTGCACATCACGATACGCAGCAAGCAGTGCGTCCTCTTGCTCGGTCGAGAGCTTGTCGCCCTCAATCAACTTGCTCAATTGCGATCCGTACTTCCCAAGCTCGTCAAGCGATTGCGAGCCAGAGATGTTGGACGCAAGAGACGCCACGTCTATTGGTGGCGATTCCATTGATGCAAGGTTGCCTTCAGCGGCAGCGGTGGCGGCGCGACGGTCAATCATATTCTGAGCGCTCTGGTCAATTCGTCCTTGTGCAATCTGATTGGCAGATGCACGCATTGCGTCAACTCTGCCGGCAGACTCCGCACGCATCTTGTCTCCATTCTGAATGGCAGCCTGCACGCGGCCATCAACGCCTGGCCGGTCAACGGCACGCTGCCTAGCACGGGCAGACATCTCGCTATCAACCTTTTTGTTCTCAGCCGCCAAGTCGTAGCCGTCAACGATGAACGACTGAACGTAGTTCCAAGATTTTCGGACTGCCGCAACCATCGCATCAAAAGCAACCATGACTCCATTGACGATGTTGTCAACGACGCCAAGCAGGGTGGCGCCCCACTCATTAGACGTCAGAGCGGTCGTCATGCTTTCCCACGCAACGGCAACCTCCGTGCCTAGGTATGTGAACGTGTTTTGAAAGCCAGCAACCCACGGATCAACATACGACATCAACGCTTCGACGCCACGCAGCCAGCCAGCGAGCAGCCCGGCCCATAGGACGTCCATAGCGCCTGACAAGTCGCCGGCTGCGACTGCTTCGTAGATGCCGTTAAAGGTGGTCGTTGCAGTTGTGGCAAGATCGCCAAGGACTGCGATGCCGTCAGAGACGGATGGCCCGAAACCCTCGCCGATGGCTCCTGCCGCCTCTTGGACGAGAGAAGCCACCGGGCCGAGGGCCGCACCGATCTGGTCTTTGAACTTGTAGAGAGCAAAGACCGCCGCACCGATACCAGCCGCAACCAGCAGCACCGGGCTGGCAAGGGCAGAGAAAAGAGCGAAGCCCTTTAAGACAAGACTAATGCCACCGCTCAACCCGCGCAGCGAATAACCGACACCAGTGATGGCAGTTCCAGCAGCGAACATCGCCGCGCCACCTGCCATCACGGTCACTACCAACTTCTGATTTTCGCTGATGAACTTGCCGACGCTGGCGGCAACGATGGCGAGCCCCTGCGCCAACTGCGTCAGAATTGGCGCCACTGCCGAGCCGACTTGGATAAACGCCATCTTCATTGAAGACTTCACGGAGTCGATTGCGTCACCAAGTGCGTCGGCCTTCGCTGCCGTCTCGGAGTCCATGACCAAGCCGAGCCGCTTTGCTTCATCAGCAAACGCAGCCATGCCAGCTGATCCTCCCTCGAGCATCGGCAGGATGTCAGTGCCAGATTTGCCGAAGATCTTCATGGCAACCGCAGCCCTTGCACCAGGGTCTTCAATTGCCATCAGCCCATCTGCAATCTTGCCCATCTGCTGATCAGCCGACAATCCTTCAAGATCGCCAGCGGACAGCCCCACCATCGCAAGAGCTTCAGCAGCTTCCTTGCTACCGCCGCCAGCGGCGAAGATGGCTTTCTGCATCTTCTTGAGTGCTGTCTCGACGCCACCCATGTCGGTGCCCGTCTGCTCGGCTGCAAACTGCAACACAGATAACGATTCCGTAGCAACGCCAGTGCGCTTGCTCATGTCAAACAGAGCACTGCCGACATTGGCGAACGCTGCCGCAGAAGCGAAGATCGGGCCGACGACGCCAGCACCCATCGCCGCCATCTTCGTGCCGGCAGACGTCATCGCCTTGCCGATTGACCCGATGTTCTTGTTGACGCCCTTGAGGGCCGCAAAGAACTTTGTCGGATCAGCACCGATCTCAACAAACACGCCGCCGGCTTTGATTGCACCCGAACTCATACGTGTTTCTGCCAATCTTTGCCGAAGAGGCGCTTCAAGTCATCAGGCGTGGCCTGCCGTGGTTTCGCTTTTTTGGCGTAAGGATTGAACTTCCTTGGGTCTGCTCGCGCTGAGTTCTTGTCTCGGTTGATGTTCGCCTGCTGTGCAAGGATGTTTGCCGTATGCCACCACTCGTGCTCTAGGCGGCTGTCACGAGCGGCGAAGAGCTGTCGGCAAGTCCACTTGCCGGGATGGACTCCAAGGATTCCGGCGGCTTCCCAGATGGCGTCCCAGACGCTCCTGCGAGGCTCTCTATCGTCGCCTTCTCCAGACCCGCCTCCGCTCTGCCGAGCATCTCGTCTTGAACCTCGTTCATTTTCTGTGCGAGAAGCCCGATCATCTTGCGGAGGCGCTGGGGGAAAAAATCGACAAGCTCCTGCTCGAGTGCCTTGGTCGCAGCGTCCAGGGAATCGCCACGCAGACCGTCAAGGAAGTCTTCCTTTGACAGCCCCTTCGCCTCAACTTGCTTTGTCAGCAAGGCATAGAGAATCTCGCCAATCTTTGCGTACTGGCTTCGCAAGACTTGGAACGTCTGCGAGATGTTCGCAGCGTCCACCATGTCAAACGGCACAGCTTTTCGCACGCCGCTGTCCTCGTCCACAACATCAACCGTGACGTTGTCGCGGACACGCAGCGCCGACGCTACCGTCAACGCCACCTGCCACGGCCTGCCTTGGTCATCTCTAAACTCACGCATCCCACTACCTCGCTAGAGCCGGATCTGCCATGCGGCCTTCAAGAATAAATGTCGCCACGCCGTCGATTGGGTCTGTCTCGGTGATACTTGTCATCACAGCCAAGAATGAAAAGCCAGCAGCGCCGCCAGACACAGTAAACGTCCCGCCAGTGTGCATTTTGTCAAACGCACCAGTAATGCCTGTGGAGTTGTTTAGCTCCACGCTCACCGTGCATTCGTAGCCGGTGTTGTATGTCCCTGCGTAGCGACTTCCGAATTTGTTGACTTCAATTGTGCGAGCCGACTCTGTCAGCGTCACGTTTCGCACGCCTGTGGAGATGCTGCCAAAAGAAATGAGACAGTCTTTCCCAAGCGTGATCGGCATCAGGTGAATTCCTTAGCCGTCACGCTAAAAACTACAGCCCCATCAATTCCTATCGCCTCACTTACACTCATGACGGACCAACTGCTTCCGGCAGCATCAAGCGACGCGATTAGTCCGTTGGGATCGTGGCACTCAATCTCCCACGTCTTAACGACGAAGCCTGCCTTGAACACCTTGCGGCCAGGAGCACCGCTAGTGCCTCCGACGTTGGAGCGATTCGAGACGTCAATCGTCTCGCACTCCTCCGTGTAGTTGGCAGAGATGATTCCTCCGCCAAACGGGGGAGACGTTGCTGCGCTTTTTCCGAGCGTGATAGCCATGTGTTTGAGTCCTTGTGTGAATGGTTATGCGCCAGCGGCGATAGTACGAGAACCGCTTACGGTATAGGTGATAATGCCGTCGAGAGGCTGAGACTGCGCGACGTTTGTGCAGATGTAAGTCGCGTTGCCGGTTTGCGTGCCGCCAATCGTGAACGTGCCGCCGGCGCTGACGCCTGGTGCGTCAACGCACTCGAGCTCAATTGTTTGCTCAATAAGAGCTTTGGTGAACTTGCGTGACGAATCGCCAAACTTGGTGACGTCCACGTCAGACGCAGAGCTTGTGACAGTGCAAGAGCGAGCGTTTGCAACGCCCGTGATGGTCACGTCCTTGCCGAGCAGGATCGTGGAAGACGTAGTACCTGGCATGTATGCCCTCGTATGCGAGTGCCAGCGGTGCGGCTGGTTCGCTCACGGTATGGGCAGCAGGGCCGAATCTAGACCGGGTGTGCCGCAGCTAGTTTCCACCGCCGTAGCGAAGGGCGTTTCGCCACTGCTCTGGAATCTTCCCAGACGCCACGGCGATCCTTGTGGCTCGCTCCATGTACTCTCTGCCACGCAGCTGCCGCGTGAAGGAGAAGACTCCCATCTGCGGCACGCCGTTTCTGCCGCCAACCATCGGTTGCGAGTTTGTCAGCCTGCCGTAGACCTTCCGGCTGTACTTTGACTGCCCCTTTCTGGCGAATGGCATAAACCAGTATTTTGCCGTCCCGCCATAAGCCTGGAGCGAAGCAACTTTGTAGCCACGTGTTGAGCCAGGGCCGACCACCACGGTCTTGCTCGTCGTGGAGTAGTCATACTCAAGACTCTTCCACAGGAAACCGTCAGGGAAGCGGCTCGTCTTCCAACTGGTGACGATGTCAGACTTGGGCACCTTGTCGAATACTGCGTAAAGCTGGTAGCCCTGCCGCTCGCCTATCTTGTAGCGGATGTCCGTTTTCGTCCGTGGCGAACGCTGGCTGATTACCTTGCTGGACCGTGCCGCAGTAAAAACGATTCTGCCCGCTTTCTTAAGCGATTTGCGATTGGCGTCGTCAAGCATCTTCTTGACCTTCGGCAAGTCCCACTTGAATTTCGTCCCTACCCGAAAGCGAAACGGCGCCGGGAAGAACGACGGGTCAATAGCAACGATGGACATGCCAGCCTCCTAGACAGTCGGCAGCAAGTTGCTCTCAAACACGCGATACGTTGCCGTGATGACGGCTCGCCAGACATTCCGCTCCGTGAGTGCGTCGTCTGGATTAATGTCAATTCCAACCGTCTGCGGACTTGTGACGCCAGCCGGCCACGTCACAGTTGAGAAGCTGTGAGCACGCACTTGGAGCATGACGCTGTCTGCCAGATCCAGCATCGCGTCTACTTCAGAGTCAGTCGCTACATGCCGCCCGACAAACACCGTGACGGTGTAGTCAATTTGCATCATCTGGCGGCTGATCCGCGTGACGTCAGCATTGCCGGGCACGACAAACACTCGAGGGACGCTCATGGCGTCAACGTCGATGTTTGCCCAGTTCTTCCGCTCCACGACAGTGGATGTGATGTTCCACGTCACTGACTGCAAGCCAGTGGCGAGGCTGTCGGCAATGCTTCGCAGGACGCTGCTCATCGCACAACTCCTTCAATCGCGTAGCCAATCTCGCATGCGAGATTCGCCGCCTCGTCGCTTTCAGCCCAGCGGATCAGCCGCGTGAGCACAAAAGGCCCGACCAGCGCGAGAGCCGCGTAGGCGATGGAGACTGTGATGGTTTCGTTGTCCATCATGCACCCGGGAGGGACGCTGTCGGGACGGTGATGCTGGCACCTGTGTAACCGCGCGCGGAATTTAGCGTGAGTCTGAATTCGTCGATGTAGCCAATGTAATTTCGACCATAGAACTGGTCTGCGGCGATTCTGATTCCGCCATTGATGTTCGCCACGGTTGCGGACGACGTCCCAGTGCCTACTCGCGTACCATCGACGTACAGCGACCAATTAGAGCCAGACCGCGACACGGCGACGTGGTGCCATGCTCCATCGCGCAGGTTGACGCCCGAGGACTGAACGATTGGCGAAGCGATGTCAGCGGCAAACAGGGCGATGTCGCCAGATGTAGGGCTAGACGAGTTCATCAAGAGCGACCACGCGCCAGCGCCATAGGAACTGGGCGACCGACTGACCAGCGTGGCGTATTGAGTTGAGTTTGTCGTTTGCGCGAAGAACTCAAGAGCAAAATCCTTGTTTGACAACTCAAGCGCGTCGGAGTCTGCCAAGGATAGATAATCGCCGCTGGCAGCAAAGTACGCGCTCTTGCCGCCAAACTTGCTCTGCGTTGCGCTCTGCGTTGCGTTGCCGCCAACAGTGATTGATTGCGGTGATCCAGAGGAATCAGTAAACGTATTGCCCGTGCCGTCCATACGCAGCAGCAACGCAACAGACGAGAAGAACGCATCGCCAGCCGTAGGAGTTACGGCACTTGAGGCAGTTGAGTACGTGCCAGTGCCAGCAGCGTTGACGCCAGCGACTCGGAATGTATACGCCGTGCTGTTGGTCAATCCGGTGACAGTGGCGCTTGTTGACGTTGACGTGCCGTCGCTAAACGTAGTCCACGACGACCCAGAGTTACTGCTGAACTGCACGGCATAGTCCGTAATCGGTGCCTGTGCGATCACGCCTGTCGGTGCCGTCCACGACACGGTCGCCTGTGCGTTGCCAGCAGTTGCCGTCACGCTTGTGGGGGCGGGCGGCACGAACAACGCACGCAGCACAGCGTCCTCGCCAGATCCGCTGCCACCACCCAGCGACACGGTCAGAATCTGGCCTGCGGCGTTCTTCCCGAACAGCTTATTGTCAGCCCACGAAATTGCGATTTCGTGCGTGTCCAGGTCGCTCGTTGTTGGGACGGCGCCTGCGGTGTAACTTCTTTTCGGCTTGATCTTGTTGGGCATGCGTCACCTAGCTGACTGTGAGAATTGCCGATTGGCTGTATGTGGTCGTTGCACCCGTGGCGCTGGCTGCGGCTCGATAACGAGTGCCGCTATCGGCAGTCGTCAATCCAGATAGCGACAACGTGGATGTCGTGGCGTTGCTGACGTTCGCCCAGGTCGCGCCTGCGTCAGTGCTGGACTGCCACTGGTACGAGATTGCACCGCCGCCAGACGTGGCAGCAGATGCCGTGAAGTTCGCCGAACCGTTGGTGGCAACGGCAGCAATCGCAAGATTTTGGCCGGAACTGAGTTGAGACCCAGGCAATGCTGCGTAATAGCCGCCCGCGTACGCAACCCATCGCCACAACTGCGACGATGGCAGCGTCCCTAGCGTCCAAGTTAGTCCGTCAACGCTGGTGGCAATGTCAGTCGAATCAAAACTTGTCGTTGCAATGAACCGACCACCTTCGTACACGACCCTGGCGTAGTCGCTGGTCGGCAGATTGCCAGCAGTCCACGAAGTGCCGTTGGTCGTCACGTACGACCGATTTGTGCTGACAGCGACGTACAGGCCGCCACCGTATGCAATGTCACGCAGACCATTTGCCACTGGTGGCGTTGCACTTGTCCACGAAACGCCGTTTGTGCTGTACGCGGACACGTTGCTAGATGTAGCAACAGCGACAAACAAAGAACCGCCGCCAGCAATTTTCCAGACGTCCGTGGCCGGAAGCGTTCGAGTGTTCCAGTTAATAGCGTCAGCAGACTGCCGCACCACGTTAGACGACCAGTAGGCAGCCGAGTCTGCTGAGTATGTGGTAGCAACGAAACCAGTTGATGCACCTGCAATGCGAACGACCTGCGAAGGCGCGTTGATGGACGACCACGTACTGCCGTTGTTTGTGGTTGACAACAAAAGCGAAACGTCTGAGCCGCTACTGCTGTAGTACGTCAAGAACATGGTCTGCGTGCCGTTCGAAGCCGCAGACATATTCAGTGCGCTGCTGATAGGCGGAACGGTGACGTTGACAACATTTGCCGTGGCGGAAGCGACAGACGCAACATTCGACGACGCACGCATCGTTATGTTGCCAGATGTTCCATTGCCGAACGACTGAAACGCAAGCGTGGCAAGAACAGCTTGATTGCCAACAGAAAACAATGCTGATCCTGACGGCACTGCGTTCCCAGTTGACCAATTGCCAACGCCACCGAGGTTGAGCGTCTGACTGCTCGGCTGTACGGCAAACGTAATCCCGTTGATGATCGTCCCGACATAGTCGCCGCCATCAACCGAGTCGTTCGCACCAAGGCCGCCCACGCTCGACAGCGTGAGCGTCGAGCCGTTCGTGGTCAGCGTCACGTTGCTGCCAGCCGCCAGCGTCAGATTGCCTGTGAGGTTGTTGAGGCCCGTGACGTAGTTGTGCCCGTGATTGGCGGCAGAGTAGCCAGCAGACAGACCGCTGACGAGCGTCGTGGTGGTCGGGAAGTTGGCCGGCACATTCGACAGGTTCGCGTAGTTGATCACCGGCAGCGAGTGGACGTGGTCTGCTCTGGCTCCGAGGTTGCTAGTGCCAGGCGAGGCTGTTCCGAGATTGGCAGGCGTGCCGTCAGAGAGCGTGATGCTCGTCCCGTTCGTACCATTGCTGCCGCTTGTGCCTGGATCGCCACGCGGGATGGTCAGGTCTAGCGTCACATTCGCGCCGCCGTTGGTCGCCGTGGCAGACACAGACGCAGACGAGCCAGCTGCACCCGTAGTGACGTTGCCGATGGCGAAGCTTGGCGTGACGCCGTTGATTCCGTTGGCACCTCGAGGAATGCCAAACGCCAGCGTCAGATTGCTGCCGCTCGTCGTCCCGTTTACGGTGGCGTTGCTGCCAGATGCCAGCGTCGTGGTGTTTCCAACGCTCACCAGCGTGGCAGGGCCAGCCGGGATTCCTATGTCGAGCTTCGCTGCGTAGACAGTTCCCGCGTCATTTTTGACGTAGGCAGACGAGCCAGCGGCAAGAGTCGTGACACTGTTGATCGTCAGAGTGCCAGACACGACCGTGGAGTTGCCGGGCGAAATCGTGCCGATGGCGACGTTGACGACGCCGCCATTGCCAACAGTGGCATTGACCGTCGATCCGTTGGACACGGAGACGTTCGTACTTCCTGAGTTCGTGACGTTGACTGTGATGTCGCTCATGGTGCCTTTGGTACGAGGTCACCACTCACAATCGTGCGGGTCACGCCACCAGGAGCCACCCAGCGAACAAAATGCCGATACTTGATTGCAGGCGATAAGAGCGCTGTCTGATTCTCGCTCGCGCCCCACGTCAGAGTGCCGGCAGAAGCATTCGCAACCGCAATCGTTGGAGTGAATGCTGTTGCACCAACATCTGTTACCGTGTCGCCGCCACCACCAAAAAAGCCACTGGTGCTGACGACGTACACGCCAGCCGTGAACGTGTAGTTCGTGACGCTTGTTCCGAGCGAAAGCGTGAAATTCACTTCGTCGCCGACCACGAACGTGACCGTCAAGTCACCTGGCAGTTGTTCAAAAGTCGGCATTTCGTGGACTCCTCGTGGCTGGCATTGTTACTGTCACACCGTGTTTTCAAACCGGCTAAGTCAGAACGCGCCGCCGTCAATCGACGTCCCGTCAATGGTTGCCGACCACGTCCCAGCCGTGACGGTGCCCGTGCTCGTAAGGCTCGAGCCGGTGACGCCAGACCCGAGCGTCGTAGACGACAGCACGTTTGTGCCGTTGATCTTGTACGCCATGCCGCTGAGAAGGTTGAGATGCGTGCTCGACGTCCAGGCCGACGTTGAAGCCACCCAGTTGAACGTGTAGTCAGCCGCAGCGTGAATCGTGATGCCGCCACCGTCAGCAGCTGCGTCTGTGGTGCTGCCCTTGGCAAGTTCAATGTTTTTGTCGGCGATAGACAGCGTGCTGCTAGAGATCGTGGTCGTTGAGCCGTTGACAGTCAGATTGCCTGTGATCGTCAGGTTCTGAGAGATCGTGCCGCCCGTCAGAGGCAAATACGTTGACGACGCTGAGGCACTTGAGAGATACGCACCAGGGCCGCCAACTGCCACAACGGTGGCAGAGCCGCCACTGCCCTGGCCGACGTAAAGAATCTGGTCAACTTCCGAATAAGCCAGTTCACTCTGTGCCAGCGAAGAAGGTGCGCCACTCGCTCCACCGAGCGCCCGCCGTTTGATTCGCAGTGTGTTTGCCATTAGAAATCGCCCCCGTTGATGATCTGTGCTTCAATGGACGTGACCACCTCAGTCCACGTCGTTAGGTCTGATTCAAGCCGGTATTGCTTTTGGAGAGACGTCACCCACACCAGCATTCCAACCTCACGTCGCAGCTGCGGGATCGCGTCTCTCTCTGCTATGTCGGCCGCGCTGCGATACCCGCCTTTTCCGTATGCCGCTACGTGAGATGGGTACGTGTCAGTCGTGTCAAAAGGCACGACCGGGGCAAGTACGTTGGTGCCTCGGATCTGCGTCATGACACCACCAGATTGACTGTTCCAGTGATCGGATATGTGGAACGGTAAATGCCGTAGCTTGTTGCCGATTGCCCGCTGAACGTGATCGTTCGCTGCGTTGTCTCCCAAGCGGACGACGTCAGGCCACTGACAGCAAACGTCGGTGCGCCAAAGCTCGTCGGAATAACGACGTAGATATACGAAGTTTGTGCGGTGATCGTGCGGGACTGTGCCCGAGAGCCTCCGAGGTCATTAGCAAGGCTTGCGACGATCTGGGCGTCAGTGATGGTCGTTGCGGCAAACGCCCCCCAGAATCGACGCCTGAGCGTCGGAGCGATTGCGGAAGACTCAGCCGTTGCAATCGTGTGGACTCGCACGGTCTGGCGAAACGCATCGCCATAGTGAAAGACAGGCACGCCACGCGGACTCGTCACCTCGTAGGTGACGTCAACGCCGTTGACCGTCTCCACGATCTTGTCGTGCCGCAGCGGCTCGCCAAATGGCAGCGTGCCAGCCTTGATGACAAAGTCCCGAGACTCCCACATCTCCAAGACGCCGCTAGTGCCTTGCGACTCAAAACGGCTTGTGCCGATTGTGGCATTCACCGTGCCGTAGTCCGCACCTCGAGAGTAGCGGACAGACCGCGACGCACCCGCCACCAACTGGCCGGCGAGCCACGCTGCACCGCTGGCGAGTAAGTCGGACATAGGCACCTCTGACTACAAGACCGCCGGCGGCGCGGAAAGGATGAAACGCTGCCGCCGGCGGCTTGCAGTGGGACGAGAACGAATCAGCCCTGGTTCAGCAACACCTGCACGGTCGTGTCACCAGACGCCGCAGCCGCAGCAGCCTTGCCGGCCCGCTTGTTGCTGCTTGAGGTGGTGGTGATGTTGCTGTTGGTGGCGTCCCAGTAAACGATGGCACCCTGGCCAATCGCACCGGAAGCCTTCGGCAGCGTAAACACACCCTCAATAGCAACTGCGCCAAGCTTGTTGGCGGCAATCGCCACAGGAGCTACGCACACGAGGTCATTGAGCACAACCACGTCGCCAGCCGCAACAGCGGAAGACGGCGTGTAGTCCAACAGGCAGTCGCCTTGAACGTAAGAAGCCATTAGATCACCTACTTTCCTTGGTATGGGTTTGGTTGGGAATCATGCCGCTGGGCGGGAACTTGCTCCCGCCCAGCGGTCACGGTTTTTCTTCAAATCACGACACGTCGGCCTTGATGCCGGCGAGGTACTCGGCCTTCGCCACACCTACGTCAAAGTACCCACGCATCTGAATACCTAACGTCGAAAACTCAGCTTCCGCCGTCTCAACGATGGGCGACTGAACGCCGTTCAAGAACGCCACTTCCATTACCGGCAGATCAGCCGGCGACGCAAGCAGGTAGTAATCCTCGGCGCTGGACAGGTAGCTGGTCGAGACGACCTGATACCGACCGGCGAGCACGTTGCGATCCGGGGCAGCGGACGAGCCGCCGACCAAGAGCGCAGAACCCATGATCTCCGCAGCCGCCAACTCGATGTCGGCGGGCACAAGCAGAATCCGAGGCTCAACGGCAACCGGGTTGCCGTCCGGGTCTTTGAGCTTGCGGAACATCGTGGCGATGTTCTTGAGGTTCGCAATCGAGAGAGCACCGGCGGTCGTCTTCTTGTTGCCACGAGCCGTGGTGAAGAAGCTGGAGTCGTCTTGGAACGCTGTCCAGAACAGATCATTCAGGGCAAGAGCGCCACCCCTCCCGAGCCGCTGTGGCACAGCAGTCAGAGCACCGAGGTCATCGTTGATGAGCGAGGTGCGATCCACGCTCGTCATGATGGCGTACGAGTCCGCACTGATGGTCCGAGACTCATCACTCACGCCAGCGTTCTTGATCTCGCCGCCTGGAGCCAGCTTCTGGAACTTCATGCCGCCGTTGAGCCGGTAGCTCGTCACGGTCTTGAAGTCGTTGACCGAACGCACAGCCGAGATCGACCGCCACGAGGACTCGACGCCGTTGAAGCCGGCGAGGAGGAACTTGTTGACGGTGCTCGACAGGATGCCGCTGATGCTGTGGGTCGCCCACGCCGCAGCGAGGATCGGACGCAGCGTCGCAGCGGAAATCCGACGCGAGCCGGTGTAGCCGCCTTCCTCGGCAGCCGAGAGGAGCACTTCGCCCAGGCTCGTCGTCCGCTGGATCTTGGCAGCGGCTTCGAGGGTCTTGGCGTCGTAGCTCTTCTCGACATTCGGCAGGCCGCCCTGGAGGGCGAACGCAGCCTCAATGACTTCGGGCGTGCGAGCGGTCGGCTGTGCCATGTGAACGGCAGGGGCAGCAGGACGCTCGTCGCGGGTGGCGATCAGCTTTTCCATTGTCTCTACTTTCTTGGTGAGTTCAGCAATCACGCTGGTGTGATCAACTTCTGGCTTGGTCTCCACGGCGACACTCGCCGTGGCTTCCACAGCGGCAGCCACAATCGGCTCCTCTGCGGGCGTCTGGTTGGCGTGATCCGCCATAGAAACCTCCTGTGCAGCGTCTTCGGCTGCGATGGCAACACTCGTGGCCCCATCCGCACCTAGCGTGACGAAACTTGTCTCGCGCAATGCAGAAGCCTTGACCACACGAACCGGCCCAACGTGAGCCGCTCCGTTGACGGTTGTGACGCCTTCGGCGTCGATCTTCTGGTGCCGACGAACGTCAGCACCTACGCTTGCCTGGAACTGGTAGCCAGCCGCCGCCAGCGCCATCACTTGGCGTGCGTTCTCGTTGTCGGCGAGGATCTCGCCTTCAACGATCAACTGCCCAGCCTCAATGAACGGGCGACCCTGCCCGAGGATTGAGCCAAGCGTGTAGTCGTGGCCGAGCACCACAGGCACAGTCGCCGGCAGCTGCATCCCAGCCATGTCGATCACGACCGGCTCGCGGCTCCAGCCCTGACGAATCGGTGCGCCGGTGTATGCGACGATGCGAAACTTCTTGCCTGCCGGCATGGAGTCGCCTTCAGCCGCCTGGATGAATTCGACGCCAGAATCAAGTTTGATTGCGTTCATTGCGCCCCCATTGGCTCGCCGTTCTCGTCAAGCTGCCCGCCGTAGTTCGTTTCCGGCGTGAAGTCAACGAAGAGGTTCAGTTCCTTCATCAGCGCCACCTCGGCGGCACGCTGACGCAGTTCGACATCCCACTGCTTGCCTTGCTTTGCGTATTCAGTGGCGAGCGTCGTCGTGTGCGTTCGCAGGCGTGTCTCGGCAGCGTTGGCTTCCTTGGACGGGTCAACGTGTTCCTTGCCGTCCCACTGCCACGACCAATCCCACTCCGAGAATGCGGGAACGCCTTGCGGCATGTAGCCGGCAAGCGTGGCTTCGTTGACCCACGCCTCTAGCACCCGGTCGAGCAGTTTGCGCTCAAGGTCGTCACGCATGATTCGCTGCGTCGTCGCGTAGACCTGATGATCCATGCGACCGGAAGCGTAGTTATATGAGCTACTGTCGAGTGCAGATACGTTGAAGGGAAGACCTAAACATCTCCCTATTTCCCCGAT